TGTTATTGAAGATGTAAAATTCAAAACATATGGTTGTGGTAGTGCTATTGCAAGTTCGCACATGTTTGTCGAAATGCTAACAGGTATAACTACTGAACAAGCACAACAAATCAAAGACAAAGATATAGCAGATGCTTTAGAACTTCCTGCATTGAAACTACATTGTTCAATCCTAGCAGAAGAATCAATCAAAGAAGCAATAGAGAATTGGGATAATAAAAAATTAAAAAGAAAACACAATAACGGTCCAGAATAATGCCAGTAAAATTTAAACCATCACAAAAAATTAGAAATAAATCCACAGGTAAAACTGAAACTCAACACTTTTACATGAAGTGTACCTCTACACAAGAGCTAGTAGACTATATAGGTAGCAGTAATGCAAAGCCTAAAACTATAGTAAAAGTAAAAAAAGAACTTACTAGTAGATCTACTAGAATTTAGATAAAGGTAAGTCTGTGTTTGCAGGCAAATCCCATACTTGTTTCTGTTCTACACCTTTGCGTTGAGCAAAACGTTTAGCATCACAGTTAGTACACACATGGAAGTAGTTGTTGTTCAACCGGCTTGAGTTCATCTTTTTTAGATCCCTGGTAAATACAGTATCACAGTTATCACACTGTAGGTGAACAACAGTTTTTTCACGAAGATATTCGTGTTTTTTGCCAAGTTTACTCTGCCGTTTATAGTGAGTATGTACTTTTTCAGTTTTAATGAACATGCATGTATTTACTATTTTACATTAGGCTTGTAAAATTATTGGCTAAATACATTAGGAATAAGATACTTGGAGACTTAGTAGATGGCACGTAAGATTGTAGATATAGGCGCAATAGGTAACGACGGTACCGGCGATAGTATTAGAGATTCGTTTCGTAAGACGAATGATAATTTTAAAGAACTATATAGCTCGCTAGGACTTGGCGAAAAACTTACTTTTATTGCACTTGACGATACACCCACTACGTTTTTAGGTCAAGAAGGTGCTGTACTAGCAGTTAATCCAACAACAGACGGATTACAATTTAAGCAGATTACAGCAGGTTTAGGTATCACAGTAGATGATACTTCAAATTCAAACCAAATTATTGTTGCGACTGAGTTTAGTGAAATCTCAGGTGACCCTAGCCCACAGCTAGGTGGTAACTTATCTGTTGCATCAGGTGGTAACACATACCGTATTAAAGATATGAATACTCCTGTTTCAGATGATGAAGCAGCAAACAAAGAATATGTAGATACAAAGATTTCAAGAGCAGGTGTTGATGCTATTGATCCGTCAACAGGTAATCCAAACGTAGCATTTGGTACAATGACTGGTCCATTAATTTTAAGCAGAAGCCCAGAACCTTCAGATGACGAGTTATATGACGGCTTGATTGCTGCAACTAAACAATATGTTGATAATGCATCATTTGGTAGTAAGGTAAATCTATATGTTGCTACATCAGGTCAAGACGAAAGAGTAGGTGTAAGTGAAGAACTACAAGGTAGAGCTCTTGCTTATGCTTATAAAACAATTGAAGCAGCATTAAAACGTGCTGAAGAAATAGTATTAGAATCATTAGACGATATTGGTCCTTATAAGAAACAACTTACATTTAATAACGGCTCAGGCACTGTAACACTTGCACAAATTGATACGTCACCTTCATCAGGTGCAGGATTTGTTGGTAGTGCAAGAATGAGTGTTGATACTATTACTATGAATGCATCAGGTGCAAACTATCAAGCAGGCGATATTATTACACTGCAAGGTGGTACAGGTTCAAATGCAACTATTGAAGTATTATCAACAGCAACAACACCAGGTGCTATTACAACATTTAAACTTGTAGCACAAGGTGATTACACAGTTTTACCTGGAACAAGCGGCGTTGTTACAACTTCTGATTCAACATTTGGTATAGGTGCTACATTTGATGTAACATATAAAGTAAACGGTGTTGATATTAGCAGTGGTGGTAACAGTTACAGTTTAGTATCTGTACGTGTTGTAGGAACAGGAGCAACAGGTTCTTTTGGTACAGCAGTTATATCCGGTGGTGTTATTACTGGTATTGATATTGCAGATGCAGGTAGTGGATTTACAACAGTTGGAACTGTTCAAGTTGACTTGCCAAGATTCTTATTAAAAACAGATGGATATCGTACAGACTACACAGGTGATGTATTAACAGATACTCCGGTAGCATTTAGAACAAGAGATATTAGAGAAGGTTTACACTTACGTGGCGAAACATCAGGCGCACTTGCGCAGATTCTTGCACACGACGGATCATTAGATAGTAACGGTAACGAGATATTTGATGTAGATATTAAGTATGGAACATTTTTAATTGATGAACCTATTTCATATGGTGATATTACTAACCAAGTTCAAATTGCAGTCCTTGTTGAAAGTGGAATTTATCAAGAAAACTATCCACTTAAAGTACCGCAGAACGTTGCAATCATTGGTGATGAGTTTAGACGTGTTCTTATTAAGCCAAAACCGGGAACTTCTAGTTCTCCTTGGGCATTCCAGAAATTTAGAAGAGATACAAATATCGATGGGTTGACAACTGCTACGCAATTGTATGGTCATCATTATCTATCAGACTCAACACAACCAGTTTACCCTAAAATTGATAATAAAGGTGCTTACAGAAAGTCAGCAGCACTTCTCAAACTTAATAAATCATTCATTCAAAACGAAGTTGTTGATTGGATCGATACGCAAATTGCTGGAAACATTGCACCATTTACAAACACATATACATATATCAAAACACAATGTAAACGTGATGTAGGATTAATTATTGATGCTATGATATTCGACCTGAAGTACGGCGGATATAATAGAACTATTTCCGCAGGTTTAAAATATTATCAGACTGCAAGTGGTCGGAAAGCAATTACTACACAACTTTCACAAACAATTGCAGGACTTGAAAGAGCGCAGTTAGCAATTGATTATGTTGTACAAAACTTAGCACTTCCAGGAACAGTAACTACAGCACTACAGATTATTGATACATCATTTACAGCAGAAACAGGAACACAAGCAGTTGTTGCTGAACTATTTGATGCTATTGAAGATGTAATTGACGGATCAGGTAGTGTTAACTATCCAGAAGAGAACGACAAGTTAGACGTATTCTTAATGAATGACGCTAACATTATTAGAGCTGTTACAGGTCAAGGGCATGGCGGCTTTATGATGGTACTTGACCCAGAAGGTCAAATCCTTGCTAAGTCACCATACTGTCAAGAATCAGCATCATTCTCAAAATCCAAAAACGCACAAACGTTTGCAGGTGGTATGTTTGTTGACGGCTTTGCTGGTAACTTACAATTTAGACACGCTTCATCTACATCACCTACAAGAATTGAAGTAACAGGACTAGACAGAACACCACAACTTCCTTGTTCGTTTATTGTTGATGATACAGTATTCAGAGTAAACTACGTTAGAGATTTTGTCTTTAACAAGAACGGTTCTTCAGCATCATTTATCTTAGATGAAACTACACCATTTACTAGAACTGCTGGACCTGTTACTGCTACAATTACAAATGCTAACCCTGCTGTTATTACTTCATCAGCACACAAATTACAAGAAGGTGCTGTTGTTAGATTTACAACAACAGGTGCATTGCCAACTGGATTAGTTGTTGGTACAGATTACTTTGTTTCAGGTGTTAATTTAACAACTAACACATTCCAAGTTAGTACTTCACTAGGTGGTTTATCAGTTGCAACAACAAGTGCTGGTAGCGGAACACACTCAATAGAAAGAATTTATGAAGTATTGATGCCTGGTAACAGATCAATGCTATCAAATGACTTTACACAGGTTGCTGATATGGGTTACGGCCTACTTGCAACCAACGGTGGTTTAACAGAAGCAGTTTCGATGTTTACATATTACTGTTATGCATCGTACATGTCACTTAACGGTGCGCAGATTAGATCCGTTGGTGGTTCTTCTGCACATGGTATCTATGCATTGGTTGCAGATGGTTCGGATCCACTTGAGGTTCCAACACCAACTTCATTATACAATGACCTTGCACAAACAGTTTACAGTTATTTCCCAAGTGCAGGATTTGCAAACACACAAGGTGGACTGTTCCTTTATGTTGACGGATACGACTACACGCCACTTAACAACTCAGAACTTGAAGTTGATCATGGTAATGTAATTTATAGATATCCTGTAACATCAGTTTCAACTAATGACTTGCCAGCTGGTGTTGCTAAACTTAATTTAACAAGTGACTCAACTGGTAACTTCGATGGATTGTTTGCTGTTATTCCAGACAATGCTAAAATGTCGTTGCGTTCTAACTCGCAGGTTATGTTAACAGGTGAACTTGTTGACGTTGCTACAAGACCATCAACTGGTTTGATACTACAAGAATACACAGATGTTTATCGTGTTCTACAGTTTGAGTCATCAGCTGATTCAAGAGGTAACTATGAAGTAGAATTTACAGCAGCAGCACCAGGTGTAGGTACATTCCTTGCAACTATTACTGCAACAACAGCAACTACTAATGTTGCTACGTTTAGTCAGAATCACGGATTAATTATTGGCGATACTATTGTTCCAAGATCAACTGCAAATGGAATAACTGCAAGTACAACTTATCATGTTATTAGTGTTCCAAAATACGATCAAGTAGTTTTAAGTACAAGTGCTGGAGGCGCGGCACTAGTACTAACGACCGGTACACCAACTATTAAATGTGTTGTACCACATAAACAATTATTCAACTATAGATTGAGCTTTACTTCAACAGGTACATTACCAGCAGGAATTACATCAGGTGAAACTTATTGGGTTAGAGAAGAAAACTTAACCGCAACAAACTTTGAACTTTCAAGTGCTATTAATGGTTCGACACCTGTAACTACAACAGATACAGGTACAGGTACACATTCAGCTATTATTGAAGGCTTAACTGTTACAACGCTTAGAGAGAACTACAACTATATTGACTTAACACTGTACAAGCCAGGCGAAGCAAAAGCAGGTACAACAGAAACTTGTACAATATCTGTTGCATCTCCGGCTGTTATTACAAAAACAACGCATAACTTTACACAAGGTGATCCAATTGTTTTCACAACAACTGGTTCATTACCAACAGGAATTAACACAAGTACACATTACTTTGTACACACAGTTCTTGATGCAAACACATTTACAATAAGTGTAGCATATCCAACACTGTCAGGCGCAGTACAAGTTGATACAACAGGTGTTCAAAGTGGAACACATTCGTACTATACACCAACAGGTGCTGTAGGCGATAGTTCATTTGCTATTGTTGCTGTTGCTCCTCAGGAAAGATCAAGGGTACAAGGAAGTACATTTAACTTCAACGGTGAAGTTTATGTAATTGACTTGTTTGAAGATGAAACCGTAGTTGGTAATCCTTGGGCAAGGATTACTCTTGATAGGCCATTAGTAGATAGTCTTACACAGTATGAAGCATCATATACAGTTAAATCTGCTGTAGCAAGAGGAACAGATGGTGCTAATGGTAAACTAACAATTAGAATTTCATTGACTCGTGTTACATCTCATGACTTACTTGAGATTGGTACAGGATCATATGCTGATACCAACTACCCAACAGAGATTTATGGACCATCAGTTAATGCGTTCAACCCTGATACAGAAACAGATGAACGAAACGTTGGACGTGTGTTCTATGTAACCACAGACCAATTTGGTAACTTCAACGTTGGACCGTTCTTTAGAGTTGACCAAGGTACAGGACAGGTTACGTTCTCAGCAGCTATTGCATTGAGTAACTTGGACGGTATTGGATTTAAACGTGGTGTTCCTGTTTCAGAATTTAGTACAGACTCTGGTATGACTGATAACGCTGTTGATACAGTACCAACAGAAAACGCAACCAGACTTTACATTGAAAGACGTCTTGGTACCACACACGGTGGTGCTCCAGTAACATCAGCAAACTTAATTCCACCAATCAGTGGTGGCTTTATGGCGCTGGACGGTTCACTGGCTATGAAAGGCCCAATTGATCAAGGTGGATTTAAACTGATCAATGTTGGTGATCCAACACAGCCACAAGACGTAGTTAACTTAAGAAACTTAACATTTGGTAACTTACAAGAATTTACACTAAGCAATCTTGAAGCAAATGATATACTTGTATTCACAGGTAATAACAACGATGCTATTAATGCATCTGTTGTAGGTGATATTGCTTTAGGTATTGATTCAACTGCAAATACAATTGACGCACAGATTCAACCAGGCGTAATTGATAACGCTGATGTTAATGCTAGTGCTGCAATAGAACAAAGCAAGTTGAACATGTCAGATGCTCAAGTACGTGCAAATGATACCGGTATTACACAAGCTGACAAAGGTATTGCAGCATTTGATAATACATTCTTTACTGTTACAAACGGTTGGGTAACACTTACTGATGGCACAATTACAAAAGCAAAACTAGAAAACGTTACTGGTAAGAGTGTATTAGGTAATAACTTACTAAGTGCTAGTGCTCCTGCAGATATATTAATGACAACTGTTGTTGATCAAGGTGGCTCTGTTAAGAAAACACAATTTAGTACAACTGGTTTCTTAAGAAGAACCAGTAGTTCAAGTAATACAGCTGATGTTGATTACGGTATTATCGAAGCAACCGCTAACGCAACTGCAAGTCAACTTGTTCAAAGAGATAGTAACGCAGATGCCAGTGCAAGAATTTGGAACGCTACAAGCTCATTTAATATTAACGGTAACACATCAGTAGGTTATGGTACATCAGGATCTGCAAGTTACGTAAGATTGTATACAGGTTCAAGTGGTAGTGGTGGTATATATTTACAGAACGGTTCACTTGCAACAGATAAGAGAAACTTATATGATAACGACTATCATAAGTTTAGAACACAGAACGGTGTATCACTAGCACCTGTCGAAGCATCACAAATTGTTACAACAGCATTAACAACTGGTGGTAATACTACAGCAGGTACAGTAACAGGACGTTGGACATTAACAGGAACAACTCCAAGTGAATCAAGGTTTGAAGCAACTTATGCAGCTGACCTTGCAGAATACTACGAAGGTGACAAGGAATACGAAGTCGGAACAGTGTTAGTATTTGGTGGTGACAAGGAAGTTACAACTTCTAATAAAACAGGAGATCCAAAAGTAGCAGGTGTTGTTTCAGATAGAGCAGCATATGTTATGTACGCAGGTTGTCCTGGATTTAAAAATCTTGTTGCACTGCAAGGTAGAGTACCTTGTAAAGTAGTTGGCAAGATTGAAAAAGGTGATTTAATTGTGTGTGCAGGCATACATGGTGTTGGTACAGTAGCTAATAGCGATGTACGAGCAGGTACAATTATTGGTAAAGCAATTGAAGCATATGATAGTGATCATATAGGCACAATTGAAGTAGCGGTAGGGAGAAACTAATGGCATATAATACAAACATAACGCCAGGTAATCCACCACTTTTATGGGATAAGTTTAAAAGTGCATTAGATGAAGTCAATGCAAACTTTGTAACTATCGGTGCAACACTTGCAGGTGGCGAACAAAAAACAATTACTAATACGACCCAAGCAAGTCCTGTTGTAGTTACAACTTCAACAGCACACGGACTTACTGACGGACAACGTGTAACTATTACAGATGTAGTAGGTATGACACAACTAAATGGTAATACTTATTATGCGGATGTACTAACCAGTAACACTTTTGCTCTTTACACAGATGCAGGAATTAGTTCAGCAGTTAATGGCACAGGCTTTACTGCATATGCATCAGGTGGTAAAACACAAGGACTAAATGAATTTAGTACACTTAACTTAGAAGCACTTACAACTTCTGTTAAGCCAGCAGACGATGCACAAAAAGTTTTAGGTGATGCTACACATAAATGGAAAGAAGTACACGTTGCTGAAACACTAGCGACAGCAGGTAATGAAGACAACGGATTGTATTTAGGTACAGCACATGTTAAAGGCGAAAGCGGTAAAGTTGATTTACCATTTGGTTCAACTATTAACGGTGACTTAATTATTGATCCAGAAAAAAGATATTTCAGATACATCAACTTAGATGATGGCGACATTGTTGAAGCTGATCATACAAATGATACTTTATCATTTTACGGTGGTACTGGTGTACAACTAGTAGCAGGAAGTGATGCAGACAGTATTACATTTATTAACGATGGTGTAACACAAGCAATTGCAAGTACAGGTATTACAGTTAGTTCAGCGACAGGCAATGTAACATTCACTAACACAGGTGTTACATCTGCACAAAACACAACTAACATTCCTGGCAGAGCAACAGGAAGAACACCAGGCGAAGGTGTTACTGTTAGTTCAACAACAGGTGCTGTGCAGTTTACTAACACAGGTGTGTTAGAAGTACAACAAGGTTTTGGTATTACAGTTTCAACAGATCCTGCAACAGGTGTTGTGACTGTTTCAAACGGTGCTCCGGCAGTTCCAACATTCCAACAGATTGCTGTTGATGGACAAACAAGTTTAGCAGCAGATAGTACTGCTGATATTTTAACGTTTGAACCTGGTTACGGTATTGGTATTACACTTGATTCACCCAACGATAAGATTACTATTGCAGTTGATTCGAAGATTGATATTACAGGATCAGTGTTTGCAGACGACTCAGGATTACTAGTTGACGGTGTTGAAGGTAAGATTGTTGGTGCAGTAGATACAACAAGTTTAAGAACAAGTGAATCAAAAATTGCACTTGGTTCAAGTGCAGGTGAAACAAACCAAGGCAGTGATGCAATAGCCATTGGCGAACAGGCCGGCCAAACAAACCAAGGTGAAGATGCCGTGGCAATTGGCGACGAAGCAGGTCAAAACAATCAAGGTGCAAATGCAATTGCAATTGGATATCAAGCAGGTGAAGAGAACCAAGTTTCAAATGCAATTGCAATTGGTAATCAAGCAGGTGAAACAACACAAGGTTCGGCTGCAATAGCAATTGGATACCGTGCAGGTGAACTTACCCAACTCGGAGGATCAGTTGCAATTGGCTATCAAGCAGGATATAATTCACAAGCCGAAGAAGCAGTAGCAATCGGCCATCAAGCAGGTGAAACAAACCAGGCGGCATCATCAATTGCAATTGGTGACGAAGCGGGTCAATCAGGCCAAGGCGGAAATGCAATCGCAATTGGTGAAAGAGCCGGTCACTTAAATCAACACGCAAATACAATTGTGATTAATGCCCAAACAGAGACTGAATTAAACACAACTCAAACAGGCGAGTTTATAGTTAAACCAGTTAGAAATGCAGTTGGTACAACTATGCTAATGTACAATGCTACAACAGGCGAAGTATCGTACACAGGAAGTCCTGTAACTGACATTAAAGGTAGTGTGTTTGGCGATGATAGTACATTACTAATAGACGCTGTTAGCAGCACAATACCAGCAGCAGTGCTAAATGGTACTGCAACTATTGATATTAGAGGTTCAGTATTTGGTGATGACTCTTCTGTAGTAATTGATGGTGCAACAGGCACAGTTACAGGTAAGATTGCACCGAACAGTGCTGCTCCAGGTTCAGAAACAGAAGCAGCAGAAGTTGGCGAAATTAGAGTTGATGACAGTTATGTCTATGTCCGCAAGAGTACGGGCTGGGGCAGAATTGCAATCGGCGGTTGGGTATAGGAGCGGATAGATGGCAAAACTTACAGTAAACATTGGAACATCCGCAAACGATAGAACAGGCGATACTCTACGTGGGGCGTTTGAAAAAATTAATTCTAACTTTACAGAATTATATGTTGGGCCACCACAACTAACACAGACTGAAGTAGATGCACTTACACCAGTGTTAGGTATGATGATCTATAATACAACAACAGGAAAGTTTCAAGGATACGCTGCTGATGCAAACGGTGACAGTACAGCAGGCTGGGCGGATCTACATTAGGAGTGACAAATGGCAGTACAATTAATAAACATAGGTAATATTGTAAACGATGGGCTAGGTGACGATCTACGAACAGCGTTCCAGAAAGTCAATACAAACTTCTCTACACTAGAAGCAGAACTAACAATTACAGCAACCAATACAGGTGCTAATGGTGTTAGTGTGTTTGCAGATAAAGTTGGTTCGAACTTAAACTTTAGAAAATTAGTAGCTGGCGCTAAAATGCAACTTGATGAAGGTCCTGAGGCAATTATAGTTGCTAGTACAGCACCAGATGCATTTACAAGAATTGATACAGACAGTGGTAGTATGTTGGCAAACGTGCATCAACAAATTACTCTAGAAGGTACTAGTGCGCCACAATCAGAAAACGGTTTCAAAGATATTGAAGTTACCGCTGTAGGTAGTACTATTAAATTTAAAACTATTGTACCTGTAACTGAGTACTTAACAACATACGATTTCGGACCTGTTGGAGCTTCAGGATTTGAAAATGCCATACAATTAGCACTGCAAGGATCTAATATTGATTTTGGTACACTAACGTATGATTCAGGAATCAATTTAGATGTTGGCGGCATATAGGGAGCGAAGTCTAAATGGCAATTACTTGGATAACGCCAGCAGGAGACTTAGGTACTTTCGAAGAAAGGATCACAGTCAACATTCCAATAGAGGCATCTACAGATACTTCTAACCCAATCACATTTTCTATAATTGCTGGTACACTTCCTACAGGCTGTGTATTATCCGATGGTGTCATCAAAGGTGCGCCTGGAGAAGTTACAAAACATACAACTAAGAAATTTGTTATTAGAGCAGATGACACTACTGGTGGCTGTATGGATAGAACATTTAGTATGTCAATTACTGGTGCAGACTTTCCAGAATGGATTACAGAAAGAGGATATTTAAATGTCGGGCTTGGCGAAGCATACTTTGCACTTGACGATTCTAAGATAGATTTTCAATTACAAGCAACAGACAAAGATATTACAGCAGGGGAGGTTCTAAGCTATTATTTGGTGCCTAACAGCGGTCTTTTACCTCCTGGCTTGTCATTGTCCCAAACAGGAAAGATCAGCGGTTTTACGGAGCCTGTGCAGGCTGTAGAGTACAATGCAGCTAACACTGGTGCATACGATACACATTCTTTTGATACTGTTCCTCTCGATATTGCAAAAAATACATCAACAGGGTTTGATACGTACTTTTACGACACACAACGATTTGACTATGCAGAAGGAAGTCAGATACCTAGAAAGTTAAGTAGAGAATATACTTTTAGTATTGCAGTCACTGACGGCATTAACGCTATACATAGAACATTTAAAATTTATGTTGTTACTGAAGAATTTTTAAAAGCAGATAACACATTACTACAAGTTGATACAAATTTATTCCAAGCAGACAACAGTGGTAACAGACAACCGTTATGGATCACAGATCCTTACTTAGGTAGGTATAGAGCAAATAACTTTGTAACTATTGCATTAGATGTTTACGATCCACCTACGTTGTCAGGTACAATAACTTATTTCTTGGTTGATAATAATCCAGACGGTACTGCAAGTGCTATACCACCTGGACTTACACTTGACACAGTAACAGGTGACCTTTCTGGTAAAGTTCCTTATCAAGCAGCAGTAACTAAAAACTATCAGTTCACCATGAGAGCTGTAAACTTTCCTGCAAACTTAGCAACAATTAATTACACACTTGTAGGTGATTGGAGTAGCACTAGAATTTATAATGTTAATGAAGCAATTGTTTATGATGGTATTATATACATTGCTACTGTGCAAAACCAAAACAGATTGCCTACAGATAGTGATTTTTGGGTACCAGGTGTTTCAACAGTTGAAAGAACATTCAATGTAGATATTATTGGTGACATCGAAAGTTCGATTGAATGGATAACTCCTTCAGACAGAGGAAGTATTAAACCCAATGAGCCTAGTAACTTATACGTCGAAGCAAAAAGTTTACTGTACGGCGGTAGAATATTATATACATTAGAGAGCGGAAAGTTACCTGAAGGTTTAGAATTTTTGCCTACAGGACTTATACAAGGTAAAGTAAAACAATTTGAAGACAATAAAGGGTTAGGCTTAACTAGATTTTATGAAAAAGATAGTGCTGGCGAAGATTCTTCAACTCGTTCTAAAAATTTTAGTTTAGTATTTGATCAAGAAAGAACATCGTTTGACAAAGAGTTTAAGTTTACAATAAAAGCCCAAGACGGTGCAAACTTTGCTGAAGCATTAAGAGAGTTTAAAATAAAAGTTGTTGCTGATAATCAAACAGTATTCTCAAACATACTTGTTAGAGCATTACAAACGAAAGAGAAAAGATTATCATGGTTTAACTTTATTACCGACTCTACTGTTTTTAAACCTGATGACATATATCGTTATGGTGATAAAAATTACGGAGTACAAAGTGAACTAACAGCATTACTATTTGCAGGTATTGAAAGTAATACAGCACAAACGTTTGTTTCTGCAATGGGCCAAAATCACTATAACAAACGCTTTACGTTTGGCGATGTTAAAAAAGCAGTAGCTAAAGATCCAACTACACAATCAACTTTATATGAAGTTGTCTATGTTGATCTAATTGACGATCTTGAAAAGAACGGTAAAAGCATATCACAAGTAATAGAACTAAAAGACAATATTAACAGTAAAATTATTGTTAGTTACGACAGTATTAGCATTGATAGCGATATTCCGTTAGTTAGTGATTCAGATCATCAAAGAATTTTTCCTAATTCAGTAAATAACATGAGAAAGAGAATACAAACTGTTGGGGAAAGAGACAGAGAGTTTTTGCCTTTATGGATGAGAAGTATCCAAGAAACAAAGACTTATGAACTTGGATTTACCAAAGCACTAGTATTGTGTTATACAAAACCAGGGAAGGCCGACAGTATTTTAGCTAGAATCAAGCAAAAAGCGTTTGATTTTAAGTCTATTAACTTTGTTGCAGATCGCTATATAATAGATATAGTTGACGGACAAATTGAGGATAAATACTTTGTATTCCCGCAACGTGGAGAAAAGAAACCGTGAGTAATATAAATTATTTGAGCATAAACGAAAACTTTCCTGTAGCAGGTGCCGATAACGACACCCAAACATTCAGGGATAATTTCGATACTATTAAAACAAGTTTAAACACAGCCAAGACTGAAATTACTAGTCTTGAGTCAACTGCCGCTAGATTATCCAATCCAGGCGGTGGGTCATACATTAATGACTTTCAACTTAATCAAGTTACTAGAGCTGTTATGGCAAATAACAGAGATAAAACTAATAATTTGGGTACAGTACCACTTGTTGGCGGAACAACGACAGAAATTGATTACCAAACTGGCTCTTATTTTATTATTAACGCATCATCTGCACTTAACTTACAGTTCACAAACTTTGCAGGAGATCCTGCAAATGGTGAAGAAACAACAGCACAAGGTGGAGTAAGTAAAGTAACTTTGGAACTATACGCTTCAGGTGTTGGTGACAGAGCAGTAACATTTACAACTACAGGCGGCACTGTAATTAAGAAAGATAGTGCTTTTCCAGCATCACTTACATTAACTTCTACCACAGATCCTGTGTTTATTGAAGTTTGGCGACACAGCCAAGAGTTCATTTACATGAGGCATTTGGGCACATTTAGTTAATATGTTTCATCCATTAGAAGAAAACTTATCCGAAGTATCTACTAGTGATGTAGAGCTTAAACTAAGCGAATTGAACAAAAAATATTACCAAGCCCAGCGTTTAGGGAACAATCAACTGTTGACACAACTTCAAACTTTTGTTACAATATATAGAAATGAACTACGTCAGAGAGCAATACAAGCAAAATTTGACGAAGAACAAGAGAAAGATTTGGATCAACTAATAAATGTGGACTGAGAATAATACTACTGATCAACTAATTAAAGGCATAGTTAAGTATGGCCCTGACATACTTGAGAACTGTGTGTGCAATGATGATCTAAGCAAATACAAAAATAAGATAGAAAAAGAGTTTCTTAACTATCCTCTTCCTAAACAATCAATAGATTCTACCAATTGGTTCCTTCCTTACAAATATCAAGACATGGACATTAAGCAACATTTGTTAGCCAAATGTTCGAATGATACTGAGGTGGAACGTGTAAATATAGAACTAGCAGAGTATGAGAAGCGAGATTTATTTCCGCTACTCAAACAGATGGCATATATAATAGATACACTTAGAGAAAAGAATATTGTTTGGGGTGTTGGTAGAGGTAGTAGTGTTGCTAGTTTTGTACTCTATTTAATGGGGGTACACAAGGTAGATAGTATTAAATACAATATACCACTAAATGAATTCTTTAAAGGAGAAATATAATGGCACTAGTAAGAAGTATGAGAGGTAAGGAAGTTGACATGGAGAAACTTAATCTCAAAAATGAAGAACTTCCAGCAGTTGGTAATGCTAAAGTAAATGCACGTGGCGACGAGTTAGGCGCAGGTGGAAAAATTGTTAGAACAAGAGAAGAAGTTCTATCAGATTACTATAAGCAGAATCCAAGAGCAATCAAAGAAGAAATTGTAAGTAGAAAAAAATAAATTTTTAGATAGGACAAGGCAAATGATCAAAGGTAAACTCACTCCCCTCCACGATGATGTTTTAGTATACGGAATGCATTTCGGTGAAACTAAAACTAAAGGCGGTATTATCATGGCCGCTGACGATGCAAAAGCACACGGTGTTAAAAGTCGTTGGGCAAAAGTCTATGATAAAGGTTCTGAGAACAAAGACGATTACCAAAAAAACGATTGGATCTTAATTGAACATGGTCGTTGGACAAGAAAGATAAAGGTAGACGATCCCGACCTAGGTGAGGTCGAGATACAAAAAGTTGAAAAGTCTGCAATTCTTGCTGTTGGTACAGACGACTTTGAACCTGAATTAGCCTACTGGGGACAACATTATAGCGATGGTGACACTGCTACATTTGACGCAGGTGACTTCGGTGCTCAATAAGCGTATTCTAAATCCGGCATTAATCTAAACGTCAAGGCCTTACGTGGGCCTTGGGTCGTATTAATTGTAACTTCCCCTGATTTTTCATGGAACTCTATTTTCGTAATTCTAGCACGTTTATTGTTTTTACCGACAAGGATTTCTTGTCCTACTTCAAGGTTTAGTGAAAGATTTCTAATCATGGGTTGTTCTCCTGTTAACCAGCGAATGCTGTTAAAAATATTTACCTTAGGGGTTGACAAGTATAAAGTACTATTATATAATAAAGCAATAAACAGTAAAGGAAATATAGATGTCTACAGTAGATCTAAACAAGTATAAAGACTTTGTAAAAGAAGTAACATCAGAAGAATCAAACGATTGGGCTTATACACAGGCTCGTTTACATGAATTAAATGACGAAGTTAATATTTCATTATTAATGACAGGTGCTATTGGTATTGCATCAGAAGGAGGCGAATTTGCAGAAATTGTTAAGAAATGTATATTTCAAGGTAAACCTATGGACGATGAAACTAAGTTTCATGCTAAACGAGAACTTGGCGATATTATTTGGTATTGGGTCAATAGTTGCCGTGCATTGGGGCTGGATCCTAATGAGGTCGTAGCAGAGAATGTTAACAAATTAAAGAAGCGTTATCCGGGTGGTGAGTTTGATGTTCACTATTCAGAAAACAGACAAGAAGGTGATCTTTGACACGAGGGTTTACAGCATCATCATTTGACTTGTTCCATAGTGGACATGTTGCTATGCTTAAAGAAGCAAGAGCAAACTGCGACTATATGATTGTTGGTTTGCAAACAGATCCTACAATCGATAGACCCAATAAGAATAAGCCAATCCAAAGTGTGTTTGAGCGTTATGTACAACTTGAAGGTTGTAAGTATATTGACGAAATTATTCCTTATGAATCCGAAAAAGACTTAACGGACATTTTTCTTACATACGGAATAGATATACGTTTTATTGGTGAAGAATACAAAGATAAAGACTTTACTGCCAAACAAATATGTGTTGACAAAAATATTAAAATACACTATAATAAAAGACAACACTCATTTAGTACAACTAATTTGAGAAAACGCATTAAGGAGTCGGAATGAAAGAGTTATGGGTAGAAAAGTATCGTCCTAAGAAACTTGAAGATTATGTTTTTAGAGACAATCATCAGAAAGCACAGGTACAAGCATGGGTCAAAGATGAAAGTATTCCGCATTTGTTGTTTAGTGGCGCAGCCGGTATCGGTAAAACTACTATGGCAAAGATGCTTGTTAATGAACTAGGCATTGAAGGATATGATGTACTAGAACTTAATGCTAGTAGAAATAACTCTGTTGATGAAATTCGAGATAAGATTACAGGCTTTGTACAAACTATTCCATTTGGTCCATTTAAGGTTGTACTATTAGATGAGGCTGATTACTTGTCGCCTAATGCACAAGCGGCATTGCGTGGTGTTATGGAAGAATATCATAGCACATCAAGATTTGTTTTAACTTGTAACTACCCTAATAGAATTATTCCTGCTATTCACAGCAGGTGTCAAGGCTTTCATATTGAGAAGATTGATCAGACAGAATTTACTGCAAGGGTTGCAACTATTCTTGTTGAAGAAAACATAGAGTTTGAATTAGATACACTTGATAATTATGTTAAGGTAGCATACCCAGACTTACGTAAATGTATTAATATGGTGCAACAAAATGTCAGTGGTACTAAACTAAGTTCGCCTACTAGAGGTGACGAAGGTGAAGCTGACTGGAAGTTTGAAATGGTTGAACTATTTAAAGAAGGTAAGATTACACAAGCACGTAAACTGCTTTGTGGTAAAGTACGTGCTGAGGAAATGGAAGAGATCTATCGTTGGCTTTATGATAATTTAGAAATATTCGGTGAAGAAGAAAAACAAGACACAGCAGTAATTGTTATTAAACAAGGACTAGTAGATCATACACTTGTTGCTGATCCAGAGATTAACTTGGCTGCAACATTAATTAAGTTAGCAAGACTATGAAGATAAGATACTACCACGACATAGATGGTCCTAGGTGGGTTGGTTTCTTACTTGCAATTATTGCTGCTTTTATTCTTTCAGACGCTAATCCAGAAACACAATGGATAGGCTGGGCAGTTGCTACAGTTAGTTGTGCAATGTGGATTTACTTTGGTATTAAAGATAAAGATATACCTAGGGCATTAATGGAAGGTATGTATCTATTATTAGCATTAAGGGCTATATATAATTGGCTAGTATAAAATGACTCATGTAGTTGACGACAAATGTATTAACTGTAAACACACAACCTGTGTAAGTGTTTGCCCTGTAGATTGTTTTTATGAGGGTGAAAACATGCTAGTAATTAATCCTGATGAATGTATTGATTGCGGAGTGTGTGTTCCTGAATGTCCTGAAGATGCAATATGGCAAACTGATGACGAAGATAACAAATGGTTTAAGCATAATCAATATTTTTCTAATGACGCTAACTGGCCAAACATTGCAGACGAACAACCACCTATGGAAGACTATATAGACTTTGCAAAAGAGAACTACAAAGAAGATAAAACAAAATTATTTAAAGCTATACCCGCAGTACAAATAGACTAATGAAAATCAAAATAGAAGTAGAAGTTGACACAGCTCAACAACAAGATCAAAATCTCATAGACGAGCTTATTGAGCTTTTAGACTCACTCCGCGATAGATTCCAAGAAGAATAAGGGAGGTTTTACGCTCCCTTATCTTTTACTGATCTCCGTAGATCTCTAGAATCTCTTTTACTGCTTCATGCCTTTCAATATGCGTTTTGTCAAACTGACATATATCAACATATTGATGGTTACGGAAGTTATTATATAACCCAAGGAACTCAAGTAAGCCGTTGTTGCTAGGGCGATCTGCCTGTTGCAAGTCACCGGTTACCACCATCTTAGATCCTTCACCTAATCTTGTGAGAAGCATTTTCATTTGACTAGGCGTTGCGTTTTGCATTTCATCTGCAATTATTACAGAGTTTTTAAAGGTTCTTCCTCGCATATATGCTAAAGGACTAATCTCCAGAATACTTTCTCTCATTTGTCGCTCGACTTCACGTTGACAGAAGTTATCGGAAAAGACATCAAATATTGGCCTTGTCCATGGAGCCATCTTTTCATTAAGATCTCCTGGTAAAAAGCCATGTTGTTCGTCTACACTAACTGCTGGTCTCGTAACAATAATTTTTTCAAAGTTTCCATCTTTCCAAGCATCAATAGCCCATTGTACACCTAGCATGGTTTTACCCGTACCTGCTGGGCCACATGCAAATACAATATGTGAATCTGCATTGTTCAGCATTTCTAAGTATGTTTCTTGAGCTTTGTTTTTTGGAGTTAGGACTACACGTTTGCGTGTCTTTTCATTAATGTTTATTACGTTGTTGAAGTTTTGTGAGTGGTGAGATTGTTTTCTTTTACTCTTCATATTAAGCATTTCCTCCGTGCTTTGTTGGGCTCAAACACAGAGTTATACCTATATTAGCGATGTTAAGTCCGTGTTCGAACATACTAATATTTACTCGATATATTCATATATAAAGCTCTTAGTTTAAATTTGAGCATAAATACAATAACAATAGGAGAACAGGAAATCTCAAATGGCAACTACTAAAGATATTATTGGAAACATTGAACAAATTTATGGTTCAAATAACAGCCTAAATATACTAAAAGACTTTGAACGTGTTTTAGATGAGTTAGATGTATATGTTTATGATGGCTGGCTAGATGGTGAATTAGTCGCTGGTCCTAACGAATCACGATACTTTGTTGAATGTACTTTTATGTGGCCATATGAAAATATGCCTGAGCCACAAGGCGGTAAAAGATTAAAAGAATACGGTTGTAAAGTAGGCTTTGCAGAATCTGCTATTGCTAAGGTTAGAAAGATTAAAGCAGTAGACGATATTAGACCTGGTACAAGAAAAGGTAAAATCGACTACGATAACATTTGGATGGTTAAAATTGCCATGCCAAAACGTTTAATGAAGAATATTGATCGCGGTTATAAGAACCTTGATAGAAATAAAGTAGATGATATCTTAGCGAACAATGCAGTTAATATGAACCTTGAGCCAGCACAAGAAGTAGCAGCTCAACAAGAGGCACCAGCAGATGACACAGCAGCAGAATAAAGTATTAGAAGAAGGTCTACGTAAAAATGATTTAGTAGATCTAGTATATCCTATGTTTGAAGTAGATAAGTTTAGATCAAAGATGGGAGAGGATAGAGATGTATGCGTTGTAACATTCCAAGCAAAAGATAGATACCCAGCAAGAGATTTAATGGAGTTTATCGAAAAAGGATTTTCATTTGTACTTGATGCAGATGTTAGCTCAGGTGAAAACGAAGAAGGTGAATATTCTGTATTTGTAGAGATTGAAAGAAATAAAAAAATAGCAGAAAACATTAAAGATTTATTGTACGGTGTAACTAAACTAACTGGTATAGAAGATTGGAAGTTTCAGTACTATAAAGACAACGACAAGATGTTAGCAACAACAGAAAATTTAAGCAAAGTTATTCCTTCAGACAAACAAATGTATGAAGCAAAGTTAGCCCAAGTAAGAACAGACGAAGTTAAGTCTTTCTTTACTAAAACACTTATGGATAACTTAGAACTTAAAGATGATATCATTACATTTTATAAGCCCTTCGGTAATGTTATTAAAATGAAATGGATTAAAGAGGGCGCAACAAAAGATATAATCGAAGGTCTTGATGCAACTTCAGATATTGGTTTAGATGCTTCTGCTGAAACATTTTGGTTAAGCAAAGTACTAGGCGACTATAATATTAATAAAGTTGGCGCTGACTTCGTATTTACTAATGGACAGAAGTCCATGATATTACAAAGGATTGAATAATGAAATTTGAGTTTACAAAAGAGATGTGTGCAGAAGTATTGCACGGTAACAGTAAAGTAGACGAATGGTATGAAGCACTTCTTGAGATGCTTCCTAAGTATGAAATTGATACTGTCGATAGAGCAGCAGGATTTTTAGCACAATGCGCTCACGAAAGTCTTAACTTTAGAGTACTTGAAGAAAATTTAAACTATAGTGCAAAAGCATTAGATGCAGTATTTGGAAAATACTTTGCACGTGGTGGCAGAGATGCAAACGAATATGCAAGACAACCAGAAAAAATTGCAAACGTAACATACGCAAATAGAATTGGTAATGGAGATACAGCATCAGGAGATGGTTGGCGTTTCCGTGGTAGAGGTGTTATTCAATTAACTGGTCGTGCTAACTATGCTGACTTTGGTAAAACAATTGGCATGACTGCTGAAGAAGTAATTGATTATGTAACTACTATCAAAGGTGCATTAGAAAGTGCATGTTGGTTCTGGGACACAAGAAATATTAATGCTATGGCTGACAATCAAGATATTGTTGCTATGAGTAAAAAGGTTAACGGCGGAACAGTAGGCCTTGAAGATCGTAAAAAACATTTTAAACATTTCTTAGATGTATTAGGTGGAAACTTTGATCCTAGTAAAGCACCAGCACCAGTTGTTGGTATTTTAAGAGTAGGAGCAAAAGGTGCAGCAGTTATGCAAATGCAAGAGAAACTTGGTATTGCAGCAGACGGCGACTTTGGTCCTGGTACTGAAAAGGCTGTTAAAGAGTGGCAAACCAAAAATGGTTTAGTTGCAGACGGCATTGTAGGTCCTAAGACCCTTGCTAAGTTGATGGAGTAGAATGTCCGGAGTTTGTCAAAACTGTGGAAGAGAACACGAAGGCCGATTAGTCGAAACATTTAAGGATGGAGACAATAAGCCAATAGAGATAGTAGTGTGTCAATATCCAAGGTATAAATACGAAGCACAAACTAACGAGGATTAAATTATGTGGAAAGAGCAAGTCATGCAAGTACTGGAAAGACATTTCGGTACTGGAAAAGAGATCACTGAAGCAAGTCATTTCATTGATGATTTAGATGGAGATGATTTTGACATTGTTGATGTTACTGATCAAGTTTGTAAAAAATTAGAAATCAATATTCCAGAAGAAGATACATTTAACATTGAAACAGTACAAGACTTACTAAACGAGGTGGAGAAGAACATTGTTCAGTAGTATTAGAATAGCAATGATTCTAGTTGTACTTGCTGCGGCAGGTGGCGGATTTATGTATGTGAAAGCATTACAAAAAGATCTTGACACAGCAAAAGCAAACATTGTTAAACTAGAAGATGGCATCAATGAGCAAAAGGCTGTAATTGAACAGCAGAAAAAAGATTTTGAAGCCATTATTAAAGTCCGAAATGACCTTGAGGACTTAAATAGAGTACTAGAAACTGCAAATAGAAACCTAAATGAAAAATTTAATAAACTAAATGCAGCAGGTGATAAGAGAGATATTGGGGCTTTATCAGTAACTAGACCAAAGTCCATTGAAAGAATTTTAAATAAAGATGAAGTTCACGAGAGACGTTGCTTTGAAATTATAGGCGGTTCTCCGTTAACTGAAGAGGAGTTAAATGCTACAAAGAAGTCAAAGGTCAATTCTGTTTGTCCTGAACTTGCTAATCCTAACTACGTTACTTACTAGTTGTAGTACGATTAAGCCGTTAGAAGTTTTTAAAACAGAAGTTGAACGCAGACCATTAAACTTACCTTTACCTGAACCAGCAGCACTAGAACAAGTTCGCTGGATCATAATTAATCGCGAAAACGCAGAACAAGTATTTACAGACTTAGAAAAGAATAACATTGATCCTGTTATCATAGGATTAACAGACGAAGATTACGAAAACTTCAGAAAAAATTATGCACAAATCCGTGCATACATGATCAAGCAAAACAAAATCATTGATGCTTATAAAGAGTACTACGAAAGCGAAACTGCCGAAGAAAAATAGTGCTAACAAGGGCGATCATAATAGCATGTTTAGTTATGCTTGCCTCCTGTCAACAACTACGCTGTAAACTTAAACCTGGCGTAGATGTAAGCATCGAATCAACAAATACCAAACAACTACCTAACGTCAAGCCCAAAGCTGAAGTTAATTGTGCATTTTAAATAAATACTACTATAATTAACTAGGAGCGAATATGTGGGAAATGATAGAAAGAATGGCGACTGATCGCTTGTGGATTTACACAGCAATCGCAGGTTCTCTACTTGGCGCAGCATTCTTGTTTTGGTTTAAAGACACAAAAATGGCAACATGGGCAGTAGCAAAGTTTGATAACTTTCTTGCTTATCTAGCAGTACGTTGGGGTTGGACTTGGTTACAAGATGATCCAGATGCTTGGCGTGTTAAGTATCCTAAGATCACATCAAAAATCGACGAGTTAGAAAATAGACTAGCAAAGCTGGAAGGTAAAAAGAAATGATTAAGAATCTTAAAGACTTAATTATAATGATGCTTGTAATAGGAGTACTATCACTATTAGGTGTAATCATTATTGGCGACTACTATGTAGCGTTACAAGAAAATAGACCAGTAGACGAAAGTGTTATTACTCTTATGAAAATGGCACTTACAGGATTGATCGGTATTATAGCAGGATATATCGGAAGTAAATAAACAGGAGCGATAAGAAAATGAGTGATGAGAAGATGAGTGAAACTCAAACTAAAAAAGTAAACATTGAACTTGAAGTAGATACCAATGTTGTTGACAGTTCTAAGAACAAATATCAAACTTGGATTGACCTTGCAAAAGCTGTAGACAGTTGGAGAATATTTCCAAGACTGTTTATTACAGTGTATATTGTTTTGTTATATCAGGTTGTACATTGGTACATGGGATTAGGAACGGCTGCTACTATGGAACAGTCAGGACTTGTTTCAGTTGTAGTTGGTGCTGGTGCTGCATGGTTTGGTTTATACGCTGGAACCAGTAAGAAGTAGCCTACTAAGCATTACAAATAAGTACTAGTATGGACTACTATTCTATACTAGGTGTCAATAGAGATGCTTCGGACAAGGAACTTAAATCAGCATACAAGAAAGCAAGTATGCAACATCATCCTGACAGGGGTGGTAACGAAGAAAAGTTTAAGCAAATCAACGAAGCATATTCAACTCTAAAAGATCCGCAAAAAAGACAGCAGTATGATAACCCTCAACCACAAGGATTCGGTCCAGGTGGTTTTGAAGGAATGAATCCTAACGGGTTTGAAGACCTATTTAGAAACTTTGGTTTTAACATGGGGCAACGTAGACCACAGAACAGACAAATTGATCTTGCTCTTGATGTAACAATGGAAGATGTTTACAACGGTAAACAAATTGCTATGGAAGTACAACTTCCTACAGGCAGAACTAAACTGATCGATATTAATGTTCCGGCAGGAGTTGAAGAAGGTCAAACTGTAAGGTATGCCGGTATGGGAGATAATTCTGTCCAAAACGTTCCACCAGGTGACCTAATGGTACATATCCGTGTTCGCAATCACCCCAGGTTCCAACGCTACGGAGATAATATACTATGTGAAGAAAAAATCCTTATATGGGATTTAATGTTAGGCACACACGCAGTCGTTACAACTCTTTCAGGCAAACAAATTAAATTAAACGTACCAGCAGGCACACCACCCGATACTACACTAAGTTGTAACGGTGAAGGCTTGCCAAATATAAGAACAAAGAAGAAAGGAAACTTGTTAGTAAGAATTAAAGCACTAATGCCAAGAGAATACACAGACGAACAACGTAAAAAGATTATGGAAATAAAACATGGACTATAAATTAGATTTAGATTATAAGTTAGGCTTACACAAAGCACTAAATGAATCTAGTGAAGTATGGGATTTTGATAAAGAAGAGTTAGACCCAGAAAAATTAGAGTTTGATATGTGTAACTTTATGCTAAATCACAACGGCATTGGTCTTGCTGCTAACCAGTTAAATATTAAAAAGAGAGTGTTTGCTATAGGATCAAAAAACGTACCAGGTTTTCCAGAACCGTTCTGTGTTTTTAATCCTGTCATTTTAGAAGCAAGTGAAGAACAAGTGTTAGATAAAGAAGGCTGTTTGAGCTTTCCGGGTTTATGGTTACATTTGCAAAGACCTAAGATGATAGTTGCACAATATCAAAACTCAAAAGGCGAAACGAAAGAAGCAAAAGTTGAAGGGTATCTTGCTAAATGCTTTCAGCATGAATTAGATCACCTAAATGGCATTTGTTTTGTTGACAAAGTGAGTCGGTTGAAGTTACAATTAGCTATGAAGAAATTAAAAAAGAGACAAAAATAAATGATTGAACCTAGTAAACAATTACAAAAGATTTTTGATGCCTCTGTAGTAGTTGCGCAAAACCATACGCACACGCATATTACTATCGAGCATTTGGTGTACTCAATTTTTGCTGACCCAGATACATCGGGCGGACTTAAAGAATTTGGTGCTGACGTTGACTTTATTAAAAAGAACTTAGAGCATTACTTAAAAAATAACTTAGGTGATATAGTTTCTAAGGATAAGAATATAAATCCTAAGAAAACTGCATCAGTTGAACGTGTATTGAATAGATGCTTTACACAGGTTTTGTTTAGCGGTCGTAACCAAATCGAAGTTGCTGATGTAATCATTAGTGTTATGAGCGAGAAAAATTCTTTTGCATTTTACTTCTTAGCAAAGGGCGGTATTGATAAGCAGAAGTTTGTAGAGCATTTCCAAGCACATCACATCGGAGAAGAGATGTATGATGGGCCTGGCGGTGATGAAGAAATCAATCTAAGTCCAGATCAGTTAGATAGAATTATTAATCAATTCTGTGTTAACTTATCTATGAAAGCAAAACAAAGAGTTATTGATCCTGTTATTGGGCGTGACGAAGAAATTGAAAAGATTGAATTAGTATTAGCAAGACGTAGCAAAGCAAACGTACTTATGGTTGGTGATCCAGGTGTTGGTAAAACTGCTATCGCTGAAGGACTTGCACGTAAGATTCATGAAAAGAAAGTACCTAAGTTTATTCAAGATCATTTAGTGTTTAGTTTAGATATTGGTTCTTTAGTTGCTGGTAGTAAGTACAGAGGTGACTTTGAAGAACGTATTAAAGCAGTACTAATGGCACTTGAGCGTAAAGGTAAAATTATATTATTCATTGACGAAGCACATATGATGAGTGGTGCTGGTTCAGCAAGTCAAGGATCAAACGATCTTGCTAACATGTTAAAGCCTGCACTTACAAAAGGAAACATGAAAGTTATTGCTTCAACTACTTGGGAAGAGTATAGAAAGTACTTTGAAAAAGATAGAGCATTAATGCGTAGGTTCCAACGTGTAACTATTGACGAGCCAACACCAGAACTTACAGTAAAAATCCTTAAAGGATTGCGTAAGTACTACGAACAGCATCATAATGTTAAAATTACAAATGAAGCAATACAACAAGCAGTAAACTTATCTATTAAGTATATGGCTGATAAGAAGTTGCCAGATAAAGCAATTGATATTCTTGACTGTGCTTCAGCAAGATACAAGTTAAACGAAACTGAAGAAACAGAAGAAGTTGTACAGATTGTTGATATTGAACAAGTAACATACGAACTTGCTAAAATGACTAGTATGCCTCTTGAAACTATATCACAAAAAGAAAGTAATAATCTTGCTGGACTTGATACTGCTATGAAAGACGCAGTGTTTGGCCAAGACAAAGCAGTTGATACTATTCTTGATAAGATCTTTGTTGCACAAAGTGGAATGAAAGATCCTGATAAACCAATCGGTAGTTTTTTATTCTTAGGTCCAACTGGTACAGGTAAGACAGAAACAGCAAAACAACTTGCAAACAAAATGGGCATGACATTGATACGCTTTGATATGAGTGAGTATCAAGAGAAGCACAGTGTTGCAAGATTGATTGGTGCACCTCCAGGTTATGTAGGATTTGATGATGATGCTGGGCAACTTATTAACAAGTTGCAAGAAACACCAAATGCTATTTTATTGCTAGACGAAATTGAAAAAGCACATAAAGATGTATCAAATATTTTGTTACAGTTTATGGATAACGGTTTTGTTACAGGGTCAAATGGCAAACGTGCAGATGGCCGTAACACTATTCTTATTATGACAAGTAACTTAGGTGCTGCTGATAACGAATCTAAATTAATTGGCTTTGCTGATAATGAAAAAGATTCTGAAGATGATAAAGCAGTTAAAAAATACTTTGCTCCTGAATTTAGAAATAGATTAGACGGCACAATTAAATTTGCTAAATTATCTACTAGCAATGTTAAGAGTATTGTTCATAAGTTTATTGGTGAATTGAATACACAGTTAAAAGAAAAACACATTGCAATTAAACTTGATGAAGACGCTATTAACTGGTTAACCAAAAAAGGTTACAATCCTAAGATGGGTGCAAGACCATTAAGCAGACTGATTGACAAAACTATAAAGACACCTTTAAGTAGAAGAGTATTGTTTGGAGATTTAGTTGACGGTGGTAAAGTTGCTGTTCACATTGAAAATAACGAACCTGCATTTACAGTTACACCTATGCCTAAGCCTCTAACTAAAGAAGAGAAGAAGGCACAAAAGCTAGCCGCCAAGGCTGGTAAAGATGCTTAAGACAGCAAAACAAACTAAAAAGAAGTTTTATAACAAGTATATCTACAAGGTTAGCTTACGATTAGAAGGTGCGTATGCTTTACGTACACTAGGACATCAAGAGATCTTGGACTTTGCGACTGGTTTACGACCACCTCCACAGTCAGATGATGCTATGTTTACTACCCAATCTTGGCGAACAAAGAATGCTCATTCAATATTAAAGCATGGGAAAACATGGATATCTTTTTTAGGTATTATTAATACAGTACCAAAGAATGAAGCAACTATTCGAATTGAAACAAATATACTAGACGTGTATACAAATAACAAAACACTCTACAAAACACTTTGTTATGAGTTTTCGGATATAACTAGAAACAGGCACGAGCCTGCTCCTGGTATGAAAGACACTTTGCTTGATAGCAATCAAGAAATATTTGTAAAAGAATTACCACACAGCATGTACAATTATCAAGTAGATCTTAAAACTCCTACATCGTTAAAGTATAATGAACTTGTAAGTTTAGCAGAATGGTGTAAGTCAAGGAAGCCTGCTATTGCATTTACCGATGCTACGTATAACTGGCTTCTTAAACGCGATGTATACAACACTAGACGTTGGATATACGTTGATACGGAAAGTACACTACTGATGCTTAGATTGCGCTGTAACGACCTCTTAGGCACTGTGCGTAAATATATAAAAACAGGTAAATAGTAGTATGAGCGAGAGTAGACAACTATTAGGTCCTGTAACTTCAATTGTATCCGATTCAGCCTATACATATGGCAGCAAGAAGAAGGGTGCAGGATATCATAAAAACAATGACGGTGTGCATACGGTTGCGTACTATGTCAATGCCTTTCAGGGTGCTATTAAAGTGCAAGGCACACTAGAAGAAGAGCCAGGTGAAAATGACTGGGTAGATGTAATAGAATGGGGTGGTGATAGTGCTTATTACGGCCAAGGAATAGAAGATTACATAGGTACACAGACGTTTACAGGCAAATTTATATGGCTAAGAGTGGGTCATAACGTTCAAGACGGACAAATAGTCCAGGTCCTTTATAACTACTAAGTTTGATTAATAACGCTAAATACAGTATAATCTTGTAAAGAGAGGTATACTATGCGCGATCTATTGAAATTATTAGAATCAATTGAAAATGAAACTGTAACAGAGATGTCTGATCTTGAAGAGCAAACCTTTAATGGTGAAGAGTTCTTTGAGTACTACGGCTATCTGCCGTGGCACGAAGATGTTCCTGTAGAAGAAGCAGAATATCAAGGGCGTAAAGTTTCACTTGGCAAGCCAACTAGAGGTGATGTCAAAAAGTTTAAAGTGTATGTAAGAGATCCCAAAACTAAAAACATTAAGAAAGTAAATTTTGGTGATCCTAATATGCGTATTAAGAAGTCTAACCCAAAGAGACGTAAAAGTTTCCGTGCTAGACATAATTGTTCAAACCCAGGACCACGTACTAAAGCACGTTACTGGTCATGTAGGAAATGGTAATATGTTATTAAAAGAACTTTTCTCTCCTGTTGGTGCACCAAATGATCAAGAGAATGATATCAACTGGCATGACGATTTAAAAGTCTTTATCGATAATGATAATGAAGTGATGTCTAATGTGATGTTTCCAGCAATAAAGAAACACGAAAAATACAGAGGTCACCCAGATGCTTATAAACTTTATATTAAGCCTGTAGAAAGTTGTTGTGATATGTATTGTAAAAAGTTTGATGTTCAAAAACCAGAAGAAAAGTTTTCTAGAGGAAATATGATTTCGTTAGCAAGACAAATTGCCAAAGAACAAGAGATGCATTTAGAGAACGGCGACTATGAGAATTAACGAAATATTTTTAACTGAAGACGACGGTGATAAGCATATGACATTTTGCTTTGGTAGGTTCAATCCACCAACGCTAGGTCATAAACAAGTTTTTAAGGCAATGCAAAAGACTGGTGGCGAAATGGAAATATACACTAGTCAAACACAAGACGCAAAGAAGAATCCTTTAGATTATTCAACCAAAGTAAGTTTCATTAGAAATATACATCCTGAGTTTGCAAACAATGTTGTAGAAAATACAGACATGAATACACTACCTAAGATTTGTACTTCACTACATGAAAGAGGCTTTAACCATATAACGTTTGTTGCAGGTAGTGATAGACTTGACATGATGTCAAAACTTATAAAAGATTATAATGGTGTCGAAGGTAAAGGACACGGTTACTATAAATTCGAAACAATGAATTTTAACTCCAGTGGGCAACGTGAAGACGGTTCCGATGGTGTTGAAGGTATTAGTGGTACAATGGCAAGAGCTGATGCTGCTAATGGAGATATAAACAAATTTGCACAACATACCGGTGCAGGCGAACACGCAGATGAATTATATGCTGCGGTTAGAAAAGGTATGGGGATCAATGATAACACAGGGGAAAATGATGAATAAAGAATCAGCATATGATCATCCACAAGGAGCGACACTATCTAGAATTGGTAGGATCCTTATGGACAAAGCTGTCACTACTAAAGATGATGCATTGTCATTAGTGCTTTCAAGAGTAGGTGACGAGTTAACACGTTATGGTGCACCAGGTGGTGCTCGTAATATTGACGAACTAGTTAAACGTTGTAAACTGCCACAAGAAAAAATAATGAAGTTAATGAAATGGGCAGAGAGTCAAAAAGACGTTTTAGATAAAGTTAAAAATCCACCTGATAACCCAGATATGGATAAGCCAGGACATGAAGAGAAAGATGAATCAATATGTCCAGAGTGTGCTAAACCAAGATTTGTAATGATGCCGGAAAGCATTAGACAACAGTACGAAAGTGTCAATGAAGCAAAGCAAAAAGGTGTTGACGGCAAGGTATGTTGGAAAGGCTACAAGCGTATGGGTACTAAGAAAAAAGGTGGCAAGACTGTAGACAACTGCGTTAAGATGTAATGACTGAACTAGACGATATTGTTAGACTTGCCGGTATAAATGAATTCAAAGGATACACTCCTTGGGAAGGCAGCAATATTAGTATTAGCGGTAATGAGAAGGGAGAACTAATGAAAAAGCATAAGATTGAACCAGGCACCCCTGAATGGTTTAAGTTATGGTTTTCATTACCTAAGTTTACAGGTGAGAAACCAATATGAGATCATTTGAATTTGTATCTGAAAAAGCAGTAAGCAAAAAGCAACAACAGTTCTTTGGTATAGTAAGAGCTATGCAAAAGGGCGACATGAAAAAAGGCGGTGAAGCTGGAGAAGTTGCTAAAGATATGAAAGTGTCTGATGTAAAAGACTTTGCTAAAACAAAGCACAAAGGTTTACCTACAAAGAAAAAATCAGAAGGGTATGCTGATGATCAAAGAGAAAAAACACAACGCCAATTAGCTGCACATGAAAAAGCAATGATAAAGTCAGCTAAAAAGTCTGTTGAAAAATACGAGAAGAACAAAAATAAAAAAGAAGTTAATGAAGAACGTGTTGATGAGATTATACCTGCGATGGCCGCCAGAGCGGCACTCGGCATTGCCGGAAGGGCGATGATTGCTAAAGGTGCGGCGAATGCAATAACTTCAGAGCCAAGTGATAGTGTTAATGCATCTACTAACCCTAAGAAAAAGAAAAAATTATTCCCTAAGAAAAATAAAAACGAAGAAGCAGCAGGTGTTGGTATTGTAACAAAACAAAATGCTACCGCAGACGTTCCAGTCGGCGGAGAGTATATGAATGTTAAAAAATTATTTCCTAAAAACAAAAAGAAAAAAACTAAAGAAGATAATGTACAAGAACTTGTTGTAAAACAGCAACGTCCTAAAATTGATGTTATTAATAACATAGCAATGAGAAAAGAT